GATGCTACCAATGCACCTATGCCCAACACCCATAAGTACCACCTCCGAATGCCCATCACTTTCGGAGATCTCGTCGCAAAGCAACATGGGAAAATCGAACTCATGAAGCTTCTGTTGAACTCAGTTCTCTACAAGAGGGACGGTGCCCTCCTAAAGAGACACAAGATTTCGCCTCAGCTCATCTTCGAGGCGACTAAATTGCTGCCTCAGTTCTCGGAGTACTGCGGCGGACATTCTCATTTTATGTTCGTCAAAGGCTTCAATGCACAGGCAAAGCAAATGGACTTCAGGTATTTCGACCACCTGTTAGTCGAGTTCAACGATGTCACCATAGGCATCATCACTGAAGACCCCGAGTCTGAAAGTGCGCGACTGTGGTCCTACGTCGTCGGCGACGTCGACTTCTCGGACTACCGGTACTACGACGAGACCATTGTTCACCCGGACGGCGATGTGGAGTACATTGCTCCTCAATACGTCCCGATTTACAATCGTCTACGTCAACAGTTCTCTCACTTGCCCGTCCCAACTCTGGCCCAGTTGGAGACGGAAGTGTGGCAGGATACTGCTCTCGTCCACGTAGCAAAGACATTTGCCACTCTGTCTATGCTGTCCGTCCGAGTCGGATTCATCGGAACCATGGGATTCAATCTGATCAACGATCTCATGAAGAAAGTCCCCGATGTGTCCTCTGCGCCCGACCCCGATCCAATCCAGGAAGAGCGCAGAAAGCGAACACCCGCTATCGAAGACGGATCCAGTGCTGCGAAGACGAGGATTGGACCCAATCACATCGAGATCACCAAGGAACGCCGCAGACGCGGTGGCGACAACCTTCTCGATGGTTCAGCGTCAAACAAACACCGCCAACCACGCAACGTTACTGAAGTGTGGAAGGAGATGGTCCAGAAAATGGAAGAGCATCATGAACTCGGTTGCGTCGTTTACAATGACGAAACCGCTTCGTGGTGCGCCGGCAATCGCATCCTCCGATGTGAGCGTCCGGGTATTGGGACTTGGACCCTCTCCCTTCACGACTATGCGCCCAGAGAAGATGACTGTTGGGGTTTCAATCCAGACGGAACCCTACGGCGCATGAACGTTGCCAATGTGTTCAAACTCGACGGGGCGATCTTCAATGGTCTCCTCGGGACGTTTGACGATGACTTCGATGCCTACATGGTATCTTACATCCAATACGGACTCTCCCCTTTCCCTCAGAAAGGACGCATGGACAAGGTCCTCCGCGCTCATCTTACCAACCCAAGTGCGGAGTACGACACAGCTCTCAAGTACCTGAAATCGCTTGAAACCGATACGCTCGGCTCGCCTGCCGAAGTTACACCATCCAAGAAAGAAGCTTGTGTTGATCCCATGACGCTCCAGACGAACGCGACTATGTTCAGCAATCATGTCGTGTTTTTCCTTGATGGACAGGACTCCGTCCGAGGTCTCATGCTGAAAGAGAACCTCGGTGTCACCGTCAGACACTTCTACGATGAAGTCGCCACGCAAATGGCAGCTGGGAAAAGCCCAGTAGTGACCGCATACACCAACCGCGATCACAAGCACTTCAACGTCGAGTTCCTCCCCCAAACGACTCCCCCTAACATCGATCTCATACTGTTCCGACTCCCGGAAAGCGCCCATTTCCGAGATGTTACAGGACATCTAATGACAGAGGACGACGTCGTAAACCTCAGCGCACAACAGGCGACTCATCTTGCGTGCGTTTTCGTGAACACGCGAGTGGAGCGAGACGCGCGAACGACCCAGGTCGAACGCGCAGCCTTTGTCGACTTCGAATACACGCAGACTAACAAGCGTGTGCCCCGTTCTACTAAGTACGTGTGGCAAATCCACGGGCTTACAACCTCTGGAATTACAACTGAAGGCGACTGTGGCAGTCTCTGCTCCATTCTCGATCCACGAATGTCATCCAAGGTCTTCGGACTGCACATGGAAGGCAATGGCAAGCTCTCGCGTGCGGAGATTCTCTATCGAGAGATGATCCTTAGCATGCTAGACTTTCCTAGCAAGGAAATGTTGCGCACACGACCTTGGACAGACGTCCAACCGGAACCGACTCCCACTGGGCTTACGAAAGTGGGAGAGTCACCCATCATTGTCTTCGCTCCGAAGAAGACAAAGAAACATCTAACGGGCTTCAGCCACCCGGACTACATGTCCATGGAGCCCACAGTCCTCTCGAAGTTCGACCCTCGAAACGAGCTGCAGGAAGACTTCATGCATCGTACACTTGCACTCTACGGGAGTAGCAAGAGTCTAGGCGATACCTTTCAGGCACGCCTTAACTGTGCGATGGAAGAAATCGGTCACTACGTGGCTGACATAGCTGAGGAACACCACCTCAAGCTTCGTCCTCTCACGAAAACGGAGGCCATCAACACTCCGTCATACCGGGAACTTCCCGGTTTGAACCCCATCGACCGATCTGGCTCTGCTGGTTACCCGTTCGCTCAAACCGGACCACCAACCAAGCAGGACTACTTGAAGTTCAACAAGAAGAAGTGTCTCTGGTACCTCAAGACCAGTAAGCACGGTGAGCTTGTAAACTCAGCTATCGACGGTGTCCTCAAAGACGCTTCTCAAGGGATAACGCCAGATGTGATATTCGCTGCGTATCTTAAAGACGAAGTCACGGCACAAAATAAGATCAAAGGACCCAAGCGTAAGACGCGTGTGTTCTTTTCGTGCCCATTTGACTATCTCATCGCGTACCGAATGTACTTTGGAGCCGCACTCGGCATGATCTCGGAGCTTCACCACCTGCTCCCAGTGAAAGTCGGAACAACAACAGACTTCAAAGACATCCACTGGCAATGTCTCATGCACCTTAGGGTGTCAGACCAAGCTTTCGCCTCAGATATGGAAAGCTTCGACGCAAAACTACCGCTGGAGTTCACTAAGTCGGTAACGTACTTCTACAACGTGTTGTACGCGAGACTCGGCCAGGAGACCGAGAACGACCTCACAAGAACTATCCGTCACTCCTTGCACAAGTGCGTCGAGGCTGGCCACATCATTGTCGGAAAAGACATCTTCCGAATGCACGGAAGCCAGCTGTCAGGCAACCCTGGGACTGCTGTTGAGAACAGTCTCATCATGTGGGCCCTTTACTACCTCGTCTACCAAGACCTGGCCCGCATGCATGCACCTCGAGAACAATCGTTCCAATCGTTCATGAAGAACGTTCGACTGAGTGTCTATGGTGACGATAACTTTTGCACTGTCTCCGATGCAGTCGCACCATGGTTCCACTTCCACTCTTTTAAAGAGTACGCTGCCAAATACAACTTCAGTGTCACGGACGCCGCCAAGAGCGGAGAAGATGTGCCACCACTTCAACCCCTGCGCGGAACGGAGTTCCTAAAAAGAACTTTTGCACGCAACGGCAAGACGTGGATCGCACCTCTCGCACTGAAGTCCATTGGAAAGGCTCTCATGTGGATAAACGGTCGCTCGTCCTATGAATTCAGAGGCGAATGGAGAACCTCTGACGATCGGACAACGATAAAAGCCTCGCTCGAAGCCCTGTTCCCCGAGCTAGCTCTGCATGGACTGCAGACGTATAGGGAATGGACCAGCCTAATCCGTAAACAAGCCGTGGAGCTTGGCTACAGCCTCGAAATACTATCGTGGTCTGCTGCTGGCAGAGTCAAGGGATACTACCTCGTTGACAGCCAATTTGACTACCCGATCGGGAAACAAATGTCGGGCGCGACCCGACCAGCTTACTACCCGCAGGCCTCAGCTAATGCTTCAAAACAAGATCCCAGATCCCGCAAGACTAACCCCTCCCCACATCCCAATCCCAACCTCCCATCCCCCAACCAGGCATGTCAGGACTCGGAAATGCGCCACCGGCGACAGGAGAAGAGGGATTCTCGCCGGCACCAGACGCGTCGATGCAACAGACCATCCAAGCTCAACCGCAGGAGATCGCCCACACCACGGCGGTTGAAGCGCTTGACTTCCTGTTGTACGAGGACTACATCTATCAGGGACAATACGTGCTTGACTCCACGATGCTTCCGGGCTTCGTGTTTGCCATCCTGTCAATCCACCCGCAGGGAGGTGCTTCCCACCAATACATCTCCCATGTCGCCAAGATGTTCAACGCTTGGACTGGAAAAGCCGATGGACGCGCGCGCTTTCTCGCAAACGCGTTCAACGGCGGATCCATTCGAATCGGCTTCCTACCCCCCAACATTAGCGAAGCGCAGATCCGAGCGATGTCCTTGGCTACTCTTACTGCGTATCCCAATGTAGACCTCGATCCGAAGAACACATCCTGGGTCCACTTTACCGGTAATGATGAGCGAAATGTCATGTTCCATTGGAATGCAGATCTCCCAGACTCGACCCGTCCCGAAACTTTCGG